ACCTATTGCAACAGCATTAGTACCTTGTGTGTTTTGTCCTGCGTTCAGACCAATTGCAATTGATGCATTTCCTTGATTTAATTGACCTGCAAAATAACCAATTGCAACTGCACTAGAACCTTGTGATGTATTACCTGATAAATAACCTACAGCAACAGAATTGAAACCTTGTGAATTTCGAGCTGCATAACCACCTATTGCAACTGCACTTGAACCTTGTGACTGCTGACCAGCATTATAACCAATTGCAACTGATGAATCACTTTGAGAATTCTGACCTGCGGCATTACCTAGTGCAACAGCATTTTGTACTTGATTTGATTGACCTGCTCCATTACCTATAGCAACTGCACTTGAACCTTGTGATGTTTGACCCGCTACAATTCCAATAGCAATGGCACTGGAACCTTGAGAAGTATTACCAGCAGAGTTACCTATCGCAATTGCACTGTCACGTTGGAAATTGCTACCAGCAAAACCACCAATAGCAATAGAGCCAAATCTTTGATTGGTTTGTCCAGCATTTGAACCGATAGCAACAGCATTAGTACCTTGTGTGTTTTGTCCTGCGTTCAGACCAATTGCAATTGATGCATTTCCTTGATCTGTTTCACCTGCATTTGTACCTAATGCAACATTTGTTGAAGTCAATCTTAATGTACCAACTGTTACAGTACCAAATGATCCGATAGTAGAGTATAATGTACTGGTTGAAATATTTGTTGCTAACAAATTGCTTACAGTAATATTACCAGCATTTAAATTAGTAACAGCAAAAGATCCAGCTGTAAGAGAACCTCGAATATAAGCATTACCACCGACATTAAGATTATCATCTATACCAATACCACCACTTAATACTAACGCACCTGTAGATACATCAGTACTAGTTGTATTATTGCTAATTCTCATAACACCAGTGAAACTAGTATTAGCTCCTACGGAGAGACCACCGTATAGAACGAGAGATCCTGTAGAAGCATTTACTGATTCGGTAGTGTCTAAAATGACAATAGGATTTAAAAAAAACCATGCTATTATTATTATTAACGGACATTTTTTGGGGGTTATACTATATAGTAAGAAAAAATAAACGCGAAATTGCGTTCAAAAAATAAATTAAATACTATGGAAAAAATAAACGCGGAAATGCGTTTCAAGCATAAAAATATAGAATTTAGCATACCCAGTTGCACATTTAAATTACACTCGATATTTATATTCAATTGTTCTTTTATAAACATAAATATAAATATACGTTAAGATAATAAAAGTATAATATATTTATGTATTAAGTTATATGCCAAAAATAAAGGATATTGATGTATTGAATAAGTTTAATTTGCTTGAAAATAAAATTGATATAATAAATACAAGTTTGAATTTAAAAAAGTATATATTAAATGATTTTTTCAATTACATAGATTTTAAAAATTATATACAAGATTGTTTTTCTAAATTAAAAAACGAAATAATATCTCTTGTAAAAGATCAGGGTCAATCTGATAATGATCTTGTTTCTAAAATAAATAGTATTTTTTCAGAATATATAGAATATATGTTTGTAAATGTAGACGAAAAATTTAAAACATGTTATGATGATGATATATATATTTATGAAAGTGTAAAAGCGACAGAAAATAAAATAAATAATATCTATTTTGAAAATCAAATAATCAAACATCAATTACAATTAGGAGAACGTTTGTATAATTTAGAAGAGTCATTAAATAGTTTGCAAAAAATCGTTAAACTAAAAATAGATGAAATAGACAAGATTAAAAATAATATTATTTAAAAATAAAATTATATATCCATTTTATATAGATGAGGAAGAAAAAGGAGAAACATGGAACACCTAATTATTCTAAAAAATATGGGGGGTTTGTGAATAAATCCAAGAGTATTCATTCAATTATGCATAAACATGAAAAACGTTTAGAAGATTTTAAAAATAAAGATGGAAGATTAAAGGTAATAAAGGATAAGATTAATGGTTTAAAAAGAGAATCAAACAAATTATCAAAAGATAAATCGTATAAAGTATTGAATGATGAAAATGTATCTGATATGATTGTAAGATTGAATAATATAGATATTGAGATAAAAAAGTTGGAAATGGAATTCAAAGTGATTGAATCGGGTGAAGATGAAATAGAATATTTATTAGAATCATCTTATCTTATGTCAGAATATATGACATTAGAAGATCAAGAGACAATATTATTAGAAAACAATGATGATCATTCTGATGAATTAAATGATATAATTAATAAAAAAAATAGGTTAATAGATGAGTACATGTTAAAGTTTGAAAATAAATGTTATAATCATAAAAGGGTGACTCAAAATTTAAATTGTCAGAATTGCAATGTGCCATATGATATTGAGGAGGGGTATTTGGTGTGTTCATTATGTGGTTTATGTGATAATGCTATAATACATGCAGAAGATTTATCATTTAAAGAAATGAGGGATTATGAGTATAGACCGCAATTTACATATGATAAAATGAGTCATTTAGATGATTGGTTGAGGCGTTTCCAGTCAAAAGAGAACAGAGTAATACCACAAGAAGTATTGGATAAAGTAATTTTGCAGGCAAAAAAAGAAAAAGTTCAGAATCTTAATTTATTGACAGAGGACAAGGTTAAAAAATATTTGAAACGACTTAATTTAAATGAATATTATGATAATATTATTGGTATTATTAATAGAATAAATGGTAGACCACCATTTAAATTGACAACGGAGATAGAAACAAAAGTAAAGATGATGTTTCAACAGATACAAAAGCCATATGAAAAGTATAAACCGAGTGGACGTAAAAACTTTTTATCTTATTCATATTGTATTCATAAATTATTTCAGATATTAGGATTGCATGAATTTTCAACATATTTTCCATTATTGAAAAGTGTGGATAAATTAAGACAACAGGATGATATTTTTAAAAAAATAGTAGCTGAAATGTCAGAACAAGACAAATCTGTAAAATGGGTTTTTTATCCAAGTGTATAAAATCAAAAACGCATTTTCATGGATGTATTTTACTTTTAATTTACTAGGTATAATTAATTAAATAAAAAGTTTATGAATATAGATTATATTATACGTTTTTTGTATAAATACATGTTTATATTAAAGGCTGCATCAGATGGTTGGAGAATTAAATATATAGGTGGTGATAGTTTTAAATTTTATAATAAACATACACGTGATACCATACAATCTATAGAAGATTTTATTTATAAATACAGTAATAAATTATTTTAAGTAAATTATTAGGTTTTTATTAATTTTTTTTATTTTAATATATTATAAAAAAATGTTAAAAGATTTATTAAAGGGGTTAAAAAGTAATAAAAATATAGTATATTATGTTATTATTGCAGTATTAGTATATTTAATTTATACTGAATGGAATAAAAAGGAGAATTTTACGTCGACTAATTCTATGGATCAGACAATACTTTTATATGGTAATACAGCTAATTTTAATCCAAGTGGTACTGGTCATATAATAATTATGGATACTGATACAAGAGAACAACGTGTTGCCAAATTAAATTCTCTTCCTCAAGGTAATACTAAAACTCAATTGCAAAATGCAATCAAAAACGTTGGAGGTAATCAAATAATTATTCCAGGCGGTGCTGGTTTAATTCAACCATTTACGATTTCTAGTCCAGGTACATATAACATTAATTTTGAAGTATTTGCTCCTAGTGTAAATAGTGATAGTTTTCTCATGACTTTAACAGGTCAAGGTATTAATATTAGTGAAGTTTGGCATGTAAAAAGAAGTAAATCATTAGTATTCAGAACTTGGAAAAAATTGTACCTCGCGCAAGGAAATTATGGATTACATATACAAGGCCGTGAAGCAACAGGAATATCAAAAGTACAAATAAAATTTGTACCTACACCTGCACCTGCACCTGCACCTATACCAAGAAATATAGCTTTTGAAGAACCTCAAGGATCACCAAAAGGATATAATAGGTTAATTTCATCTAAAGGATTTTTACAAGCATCTGGTAGTGGGTTGGTATATCATACTTCTAATAATGTTACCCCAGCTCTTTCTGCATACGCGCAAGGGCAAGGGCCATTTAGATTAGTTATGCAAAATGATAGAAATTTAGTAGTGTATGATAGAAATACTCGACCAATAGCAGCAACTGGAACTGATTTAAAACCAGGTGACGTATACAACGGTCCTTATCGTGCTATATTAACTGATGATCATAATTTAACGATTGTAGATAAAATGGATGGAGTTGTATGGACAAGACCACTATTAATAAATATAGCTTTTGAAGAACCTCAAGGATCACCAAAAGGATATCAGGGATTAATTACAACTAATGGATTTTTACAAGCATCTGGTAGTGGATTAGTATATCATACTTCTAATAATGTTGTCCCAGTTCTTTCTGCAAACGCGCCAGGGCAAGGGCAAGGGCCATTTAGATTAGTTATGCAAAATGATAGAAATTTAGTAGTTTTTGATAAAGATACTCGAGCAATAGCAGCAACTGGAACTGATTTAAAACAGGGTGAAGTATACAACGGCCCTTATCGCGCTGTATTAACTAGTGCTCATACATTAATGATTTTAGATAAAAGGGATCGAGTTGTATGGTCAAGACAATTAGTAGTACCTATTACCACAACAAGACGACCAATGTCAACTACTACACCCAGAACTACTACACCCAGAACTACTACACCTATAAGTAATGTATTTGCATCTACTATGGCACCTACTATGGCACCTACTATGATACCTGCTAATGTACCCGTAGCTGATGTATTTGCATCTACTATGGCATCTACTAATGTATCCGTAGCTAATGTACCCGTAAGTGATGTATTTGCAACTACTATGGCACCTGCTAATGTACCCATAAGTGATGTATTTGCAACTACTATGGCACCTGCTAATGTATCAGTAGCTAATGTACCCGTAAGTAATGTATTTGCATCTTCTATGGCTGGGTACTAAAAATAATTAAATACCCAGAGTACTGTACTAAATTAACGTATAGTAAATTTTTTTTAACATTTTTTATATATAAATATTTTATAGATATAATATATAAATGTTTAACAAACTATTAGGAAAATTAAAAACTAATAAAAAAATCGTTTATTATGTGATTATTGCAATAATTGTTTATTTAATTTATACTAAATGGTATCAAAAAGAAAGTTTTTCTCCAGCTCCAATGACTACAACAAGAGGGCCAATGCCTTCGCCAATGCCTTTAAGAATGACTACAACAAGAGGGCCAATGCCTTCGCCAATGCCTACAAATATAGCTTTTGAAGAATCTCAAGGGTCACCAAAAGGATATAATAGGTTAACTTCACCTAACGGATTTTTAGAAGCATCTGATAGTGGATTGGTATATCGTACTACTAATGGTATTGTTGTCCCAGTTCTTTCTACAAACTCACCAGGGCAAGGGGAAGGTCCATTTAGATTAGTTATGCAAAATGATAGAAATTTAGTAGTGTATGATAAAAATACTCAAGCAATAGCAGCAACTGGAACTGATTTACAACCGGGTGAAGTATATAAAGGCCCTTATCGCGCTATATTAACTAGTGCTCATAATTTAAGTATTGTAGATAAACAGAAACAAGTTGTATGGTCAAAACAATTAGTAGTACCTACTACCACAACAAGACGACCAACGACAATACGACCGATGGCAAGTGGGCTGATGACAAGTATTCCAAAAATTACCACAACAAAACTACCGATGGCAAGTGGGTTAATGACAAGTATTCCAAAAATTACCACAACAAGACGACCAATTACAAGTGGGCTAATGACAAGTGGGCCAATGCCTTCAACAAGTGGGTCTATTATAGGATCTTGATTTAAATAAATTGTATATTGTATTTATTATTAAAAAATGAAAATATAAGGATGTGTAAATAATACAAGATGAGTTATTTATTAGAAGATTTTATTGATGTAAAAATACCAAATGATTGTAAATTATGTATATTTGATTTAGATGATACATTAAAATTTAAATACACTGGTACGTATTCGCGTGATGCAAAAGCTATTTTACAGTATATGAAATACAATAATATACAAATGGCTGTAGCATCATTAAATATTTATGCAAAAAAAATATTATTAAATGATGAAACATTATTTTTTTTTAAAGATATTCAAAATAGAACTTTTGATAATGAAAAAGATTTTGATAAAATAAAAATGTTTACAAGAATTTGTAAAAAGTTAAAAATATCTTATGAGAATGCAATTTTATTTGATGATAATTTCATTCATTGTATTGAAGCATCTTGTGTAAATATGAATTATATTGAAGTGGATGGGAATAAAGGTATAACTTGGAAAGATATTAAAAAAGGTATGAATAAATTTGTAATTAGACGTAAAAGTATTTAGATACGAAAAAATCGTTTATAAGAGTTTTTAAAATTAATTCGGAATCCATAAGTAAAAACGCGTGGACGTTTTTTTAGGAGATAATTATAAATATTTTTAAATTGTTCTTTTTGATCAAATGTTTTAGGAATATCTGGGATAAAAATGATATTTTTATCTAATAATACTTTTAAAAAAGCTGCAACAATAATGGCTGAACGTTGAGCTCCTGCTCTACAATGGATAAGAATGTTTTTTTTTTCTTGTACATATTTTTTTAGCATAAATGGTAAAATATATTTAAGATATTCTTCCATAAGTAAGATGTCTTTTTCTAAAAGAGAATCGTAAACAGAAATTCTAAAGGTTTCTATATTTTTTAATTTTTTTAATGAATTTTCATCAAACATTTCATTATAAAATGGTATATCGGGGGTACAATTAATGATAACATCAATATTATTTTTTTTAATAAATTTTAAATCTAATGGGGGTTTATAGTTAGCAAGCCATAATCTAGGGATAATTTCGTCGGCGTCATTTGCATAAAACATTTTGTATTGTTCTTTAATTAATAACAAAGAAATAAAACGTGAAAAAATGAAAAAAATAAATAATAATTATATATATATAAGGGTAGATGTATAGAAAAAAAAAGTTGATTATTGAAAAAAAAGACGCTTCAACTACAACTGATAATACAACTAATTATACTACTGACTATGATGATAGTGATGGATATACAGAGACGACTGAGACATCAGAGATGACTAAAAAGATACCTATTAAGAAATCAAAGCCAGTTGTAAACAGGGCTGTAACATTTAAAAGTATAGTGCAGTCTAATTATACAAAACCTGTGTATGGTAGTAAGCAAGATAATTTAACATTAGAAGAAATAAAGGAAAAGTTAGAAGGGTATGTATCATTAAAAAGTATAAATGATAAAAAGGTATTAACAATGTTGCCTTTATTCAAGACGTGGGTGAGATATTATAATGTAGAAAAAAAACAATTTAGAACAGGAGGATTATTAATGAAAGTGGCATATCCTGAATATATAACATTAGTGAATACAGTAAATAATGTATCGTGGTCAGTTCAATTAAAAGATGTAATTATTTATATTCTTCATCCTGATATAGCAAAACAAAGGATTGAGGAAAATGAGGAAAAGAGAAAGGAAAAATCAAAGGAAACCCAGGTAGAAAGAAAAATAGAGAAACAAAATGAGAAGAAGAAGGAAAAGGTAATCAAGGACAAGTTATATGAGTTGTATAAAAAGGGTGAATTAAGAAAGACAACTTAGAAATAAAATGAAAAATTTTTATTATTAATAATTAGTAATGAATAATAGAAATAACAGACTTTTTAAAGAATTATATAAATTGCAAATTGAACAAAATAACAAAAATTTATTAGATAATGATTTTTTAATATATTTTAATGAGGAAGATATAACAGTAGTACATGCTATTATAAAAGGACCGTATGAAAGTGTATATAGACATAAATTTATACGTTTAGATTTTGAAATACCAGAAGATTATCCCTTTAGCCCTCCGAAAGTAAAGTTTATTAATCATGATTCTGTAAGAATTCATCCTAATTTTTATGAAGATGGCAAGTGTTGTTCTACTATATTAAATACATGGGGTGATTCTAAATTTGAAAAATGGACATCAAGCATGGGTATTGAAACTATTTTATTAATGTTTCATTCATTTTTAGATAATAATCCATATATGTATGAACCTGGTGGTAGAGATGATCCAAGTTATAGTGTATATGTAAAGTATCAAAGTTGGTCAACATGTTTACTTAAATATTTACAATTTGAAAAGATTAATCGTTTTCAAGAATTTATTCAAAATTATTTACTTGAAAATATAGACACAGTCTTTAATGAATTATATCAACAATTAGAAGAGTATCCATATGGTTATTATACGTGTAGATGTTTTGAAATAGATAATTATATGGTTAATTATTCAAAGGTAATTGATATGTTACACCATTATTATAATTATATTAATTATACGGAAAATATAGCAGACGATGATATAAACGAAAATATTGATTTTGTAGAATTTACGAATATGGATTATAAATGTCATATTTGTTATGATACGCAAAATATTCCAGAAGAAAATACAATTATTACTTTACATTGCACTCATACTTTTCATCAAGTCTGTTTAAATACGCATATTACAACAAATCATAACTTATGTTCAATGTGTAGAAGTGAATTAACAGAACAGGATACATGTAAATTATTAAAACAAGAATGTGAGTTGAATGTGAATGATAATTGGATTATTAATCCATTGACAAAAAGAAAAGTAAAAATAGGTAGTAGAACATATAAATATTTGGTTGAAAACAAATTTATCTAACTTTATAATTTTATTATCTTGTAAAGTTAAATTTTATTAATTTTATAATTGCATCCATTTTCATTAAGTTTACTGACGGTGTGTTTCTTCAGATTTATTTTTTTCCATTTGGAAAAAAAATATCTTATAATCTTCATCTTTGATAAAATTACGTTTAATCGTTTTTGCTATATTTTGCAATTATATGTAAAAAAATAGCAAGGTATTGTTAAAATTATTCACTTCCGGGGTTAACGTCGATGATATCGCCATCTTTATTGATGAGAACTTTTAATTTTTTAGTGTTGGCAAATTTCTTTTTTAATTTTTGAACTTTTTCAAAGTCTTTTTCGTTTTGTTCTTCGTATTTTATATTATAATTTGAGTTATGAAATTTCCATAATTTGGGATGTCCAGTGTAAAAATTACTGTGACTTTCGGCTTTATACCAAAATATTTGATCTTTTAAATCTGTGCTATTAGATGACGTTTTTATGACGAGACATTCGTGGTTTTGTGTACAAGAGTCGAGTATATTATTAAAGTAATCAAAGCTAGGAATCATCCCAGCGTAATCGTCATAGATCTTCTTTCGATTTTTGATAGATGGTTCATTGAAAACAAATACATAATCAATGTTACTTCGCAAATCGGGTGTAATACCTAATGGATATTGCATAGTAAGTATAAAAAGAATATTATAATGTCTTCCATTGAAAAAAATACTTTTTATAGTTTTTTCTTTTTTCCAATTTTGAGCGTCGTGTAACATATCATCTAGAACAATAAAAATATTATTAGCGGGAAGTTTACCGGTATCAGATTTACCTTGTAATTTAGCTTCTCTGATTTTTTTCTTTTGTTTTGTCAATACATTTTCTATTAATTCGGGATCATATTCTGGATGGATAAAACAATCTGGTATAAAATCTCCAAAAAAAGGTGATGCTTCTTCTGTACCTGAAAAAACAACTCCTGATGGTATATGTTGATGATGATAAAAGATATCTCGTGTAAGAAAACTTTTCCCAGATCTTCTTCTCCCGAGGATAAGTATGGTCGCATCTGGAAGAATATTTTTTATTTTGAATTTACGTAATGAGAGTTTTGCGAAATCTTCCAACATATGTTATATATTTTACTACAAGGTAATTTAATATTATAATAAAACGAAAGGTGTTTAAAATAAAAATTTTAAATATTTCAGATTTTTAGAAGATGATATTATCCATTGATGTAGGATTAAGAAATTTAGCAATGTGTGTTATAAGTTGTAAGGATCAAAGGGATATATCAACATATTCAATAAAATTATGGGATGTATTTAATACATTAGAAGAAGAGGAATACAAATGTCAAAGTAAAATGAAAAATGGTAAAATATGTGGAAAACGTTGTTTATTTAAATATCCTTTACAAAATCAATTTAATCAAAACGCACAAGATGGGCGAAATGTATATACATGCAAGGTTCATTTTCCAAAGGGGATGGAGATAAAGGCGAATAATAAATGTAAAACGAAAAAGATAAATGATTATTTATTACAGGATATAGCAAAAGTCGTATTAAAAAAAATACAGGATATTTATGATGAAAATAAAAATATATTTAATGAGATAACACAAATTTTAATAGAATTACAACCTAAAATTAATCAAAAAATGAAATTTACGAGTCATATAATATATGGTAAATTAGTAGAGTTATTTTATGAAAAAAAAACAACAATACGTTTTGTAAGGGCGGCAAACAAGTTAAAGGCATATACAGGTCCTATTATAGAATGTAAATTAAGGGGGTTATATGCAAAAAGAAAATGGTTAAGTATAGAATATACAAAATGGTTTTTAGAAAATAAATTTAATAAAGATGAAAAAGATACATGGTTAAACAAGTTCTTATCACATTCAAAAAAGGATGATATGGGAGATACATTATTAATGACAATAAATGGTTTATATGGCATTATAAAGAAACAAATAACAGATAAAAATGGAAGATGTATAAAATAAAGTATAAATAATAGTTTTTTAAAAGTATAAATAATAGTTTTTTAAAAGTATTATTTATTTAATGATAAATTTGAATATATAATTCGGTAAGATCACTTTTTTTATAGCAAAAATAAGTCCAAGTGTTATAATCCAAGTTGTATTTGCATGTTTTAAGAAAATTGTTTACAATGTTAAAAGAAATACAGAGTTCATTTTCATATTCTATAGAAAAAAATTTTAAATGGGATAGATTTTGTTTTGGATTATAATTATAGTAAAGTAGGTGAATAAAAAAATCTGTAAGATCAGTACTTTTCAAGTTGGCTAAAAAGAATGGGCTATAGGTAAATCTATTTTTAAAATCTTCATAAAGGTGTATAATATTATATGTATGATAATCTAAAAAGGGTGTTATAAGATCCTCGTCGTTATGGACTGAAGATGTATCTGAAAGATTGTCATCTGACATTTAAAGATATTTATTTTAAAGAATAATAATAGTTATATGAATGGATATGTTTAAATATTTTTAAATAAATTTTTAAAATTAAATTAAATTTTATTTTATTTTATTATACTATATTAAAACAATATGAACATTCTAAAAGAAATTCAATCTAATAATATGTTAAAAGTGATTATTGTACTTGCTGGTGTTTATTTATTTATGGTATATAACAAAGAAGATATGGGTAATTTAATGTATGGTATGGAGGGAGCTGAAAATGTTTCAATGTTAGCGCCATCACCAGCCGCACCCAAAAAGACATTAGAACAAGTTAGAGCCGAATTAGAACAAGTTAGAGCCGAATCTGAACAAAGGATGTCTGCTGCTGAAATGGCTCAGCCTATAATTCAAGGACCTACTTCTAGCGGTCAAGCAGGTAGTGCTCCTCAACAACAACAAGCTGGTTTCCAACGTGTAGTAGACGGTGTACCTCCATTGGCTGCTGAAGACTTATTACCTAAATATGATGATGCTGATAAGTTTGCAAAAGAAAATCCTATTTCTAAACTTCTTAAGGAACAAAATTTCTTAATTAGTGGTTATCACGTAGGAATTAATACAGTTGTCCAGAGTAATAAAATTGCGTACCATGATTTGAGATCTGCACCACCAATCCCTAAGGAAAGTGTTGGACCTTGGTCTCAAAGCAGTTACGATACGCCAATGGGTGCAAACAGACGTCAATTAGAAATTTCTTAAGTAAAAAATTAATTATATTAGTTATCAAAATAATAAATAATATAATAATTTGTAAAAAAGTGTGCGAAATATTGCAGAAAAATAAACGTATTTAAAGGTATCGAAACATAAAAAGTATAAAATGGAATCCCAAAATAAAACATTAAATATAGTGACATTAATTGAAAAAAATCCAATTACACGTTTTAAAGAAACGTACAACAATCGATTTATAGAAAAGATTAAAGATCATTTTACTAGTAAAGAACAACAAATTTTCTTAGGAAGTTTTTATACATATCTTAATTATAATTCCAAGACAGATTTTATTATTGATTTAGATAATGTATGGAAATGGTTAGGATTTTCAAGAAAAGATAATTGTAAAACCGTATTATTAAAACATTTTACTAAAGAGATAGATTATAAAATTTTTGCTCCTGAAGTTGCAGGAGCAAAAGATACAAAAGATATAGATAAGTTGTGTTATGAAAATAGAGGTGGTCATAATAAGGAACAAGTTTTATTAAACATTGAAACATTTAAGGGTTTATGTATGTTAGCGGGAACAGAAAAGAGCAAAGAAGTTAGAATGTATTATCTGAAATTGGAAGAAGTATTACAGGAAGTAATATTAGAAGAGTCTAAAGAATTACAAGATCAATTACAAGAAAAAATAGAAAAAATACAAATGTTAGAAAATAAACCAGAAATGGAAGGGTTTTATTCTAAAAGTGGATATATTTATTTAATTAAAGATACTGCAAGTTTAGGTGCTTATAAAGTTGGTCTTGGTGAAAATCCTGATAGACGCTTAATAACACTTAATGTTAGTTCAAGTCAGAAATCATTAAAGATGATAAAGATGTTTAAATCAAATAATATGAGATATGCTGAAAAAATGATTCATATTTTGTTAGAGCCTTTTCGTATAAAAAGACGTAATGAATGGTTTTTCCTAAGTGATAATACGGAGTTAAATTACGTTATTCATACAATTAAAAATAGTATTGAATATACTGATAAATATAATTTTGTAGATTATAATTCATTTAAAGATTATGCTAATCAACTTGAAGATAAGTTAAAAAATATAACGGAAGAAAATATATGTTTTGAAAAGCCAAAAAAATATGTAAATAGTAATTTTATATGTAGAACCGATAAATTAAGTAAATATAATGGTGTATCTTGGTGTATTAAAGAAGATAAATGGATGGTCAGAATAACTAAAGATAATGATACAATATTTTTAGGTAAATATGATACAGAATTAGAAGCTGCTATTATTTATAATGATTATGCAACATATCTTAATAGAACTTTAAATATGAATTATAGATTAAATGATATAGATAATTATGTTTCTAATCCAAGAGACATTCCAGAAGAATGGCGTAAAAAAAAACTTGAAACAAAATCATCACAGTTTAACGGCGTTTATTTTATAAAATCAAAACAAATTTTTGA